CGGCCGGCCTTGAAGTCGGCCAGCATCTGCTCGCGCTCCTTCTTCGGCGTCTCGCCTGTCACGCACTCAGCAGCCACCCCATGCTGGCGCAGGACAGCAGCGATGTGCTGGGCGTGCTTGACACCCGTGCAAAACACCAGCCACGCCTTGCGCTCGCCTGCCAGCTCGACGATCTCACGCACCACGCGCTCGTTGTTGTCCTTGGTATCCACAGCGGCCTGCAGCTCGGCCTCGATGAACTCCCCGCCACGTTTGTGCACACCAGTGGTGTCCAGCTTGGCCTTGGTGACCTTGCTGCGCAAGGTTGACAGATACCCCTTGAACACCAGCTCCTCGATGCTGGTTGGTTCAATCAACGCATCAAACAGCGCAGGTTTGTCAGTGATGAGGCCATGACCTAGCCTGTAAGGGCTGGCCGTCAGGCCCACCACCCGCAGCGCAGGGTTGATGGCCTTCAGCTCGCCCAGCAGCTTGCGGTATCCCCCCTCGTCCTTGTGGTTGACCAGGTGGCACTCGTCGATGATCACCAGGTCGATGTGGCCCAGCTCCTTGGCCTTGGTGCGCACAGACTGAATGCCAGCAAACGTGATCGGCTCCCCCAAGTCCTTGCGGCCAATGCTGGCGCTGTAGATGCCCATCGGCGCGCCTGGCCAGTGCAGGCGCATCTTTTCGGCGTTCTGCTCGATCAGCTCCTTGACGTGCGTCAGCATCAGCACCACAGTCTCCGGCCAATTCTGCAAGGCGTCCTTGCACAAGGCGGCCACGATATGGCTCTTGCCCGAGCCGGTCGGCAGCACCAAGCAGGGATTGCCTGACTCACCAGCCTCGAACCAGGCATAAAGCTGATCGATGGTGCGCTGTTGGTAATCACGGAGCATTGCTTCCCCTTGCCATGTCCTGCCAGTCCTGCACCTTTGCATCGTCCAGCGACAAGCCCCGCATCTTGGCAAAGTCTCTGATCGCATCCACTACTGGTGATGCTTCGTCAGCAGAGGACAAAACAAGGCGCTCTTTGCGTGATGTCAGCCACCCCATAAAGTCGAACAGTGCGCCAGCAATAACGGCGTGAGGTATAGGCTTTGGCTGTGGGCTGATGTCTGGGTAGGCATCCCAAGCAGCCATGTAAACAGATGCCGCATGACCAGCATACAAACGCTCGTCATACCCTTCAGTTGAGCATTCATCCATTGCTTTGAGCATTGCATAAGTTGCATCTCTTGGCATAAGTTTCCTTGGCTGCGCCAAGGCTTCTCTCAAAGCATCGTGCGCTGGCTCAAGCAGATGAGTTTCTCCTGTCCAATGCCACAGGTGAATGGCATCCAGCGCCTGTTGCATGATTTCGCTGTCAGTCTTCATCCCACAATCCTCCCGCCGAATTCCTTGCGCATCTCGGCAATGAACGCATCACCGCTGGCGCAGGCAGCAGCATTGATCAGCAATTCCTTGCTGCTGTAAACACCCTCAATCTCTGGGTCACCGTTGGCCACGCTCACACCGCCAACCACATACATAGCCGTGAACTCGTCCGGCCCGTCCTTGCGCTGCCAAGGCACCAGATCAGGGTGCAGCACATGGCCCTCACAGCCGGTGTGCTGGGCCTCCAGCGGCACCACAGCATCCCAGCGCACACAGTGCCACTCGCTGGCCTTGGTCGCCGTGCTGTGCGCGCAGGTGCGGCAGTTCACATGCTTGGTGGTCTTGCTCTCGTGGCAGAACTCGTGCGCGTCGCAAAACTTGCACTGGTACCAACTCGGGTCCGTGCTGATCGGTGGCGGCATGTGATCGTCCAGCGCCAACCGGTGGCCACGCTCGATGGCCTTCTCTGCGGCCTCCTGGTCGTAGTTGATGCGCTCGGTGTAGATGCGGTCGTCGTCCTTGCAGACGGCCAGGTACAAGGCGCGATCGATCTTGGTGCCGTGCATGTAGAGCTGCATCTGGACCCAGTGCTCGGGCTTGCTGTCGGCCACACCCTTCTTCTCCAGGTCGGCGAACGACTTGGCGCTGTGGGTCTTGAACTCGGCGATGTGGCGCTTCTTGGGCGCTTCAGGCACGCCAGACTCGATGATGGCGTCGATGCTGCCGGACACATGGCAGCCGAAGTCCACGCGCGTCTGCTGCTTGCCTGAGCCACGCACATCGAGGCCGATGGCGCGCAGGTCCGACACGATGGTGGCCTCCTCCATCTGGCCCCTGCGAAACAAACGCAGGATGCGGCCAGGGAACTTGGGCTGCACGGCCCAGCGAAAGCTCAGCCACAGCCAGCGGTCGCAAGCGTGGCCCAACTGGCTGCACCCCATGTGCCCCCTGGGCGGCTCGGCCTGCGACTCGTGGTGCTTGTCGACCAAGGCCTGGATGCTATGATTTGACTCGGGTATCTTCATGTTGCCCATCTCCTTCTGGTAGTTGCCACTTCAGCCCCAGCCTTGCAAGAGGTCTGGGGCTTTTTTCAACTCTTTCTGGTATGCCTGACTGGCTTTCTCTGCTGTGTCAAAGCTACCGATGTGTTTACACTTCCCGTTTACTGTGATCTGCGCCACAAAGCGACCATTTTTGATGGTGACGCCTTTGAAGCCAGTCGTGTTGTTTCGGTAGTGGCCTTTGTTGTTTGAGTTCACGATACCAGTCACATCACGCAGATTGGAAATGCGGTTGTCGTCTCGAACTCTGTTGATGTGGTCGATCTGATGATCTGGCCATTTCCCATGTACATATAGCCACGCCAGCCTGTGCGACAGGTAGCGTTTGCCGTCAATCTCAATACCCATGTGCCCGTAGGTGTCCTTGTATCCTGCTGGCATGCCTGGCTTGGTCCATTGATTGCCACGACTGACGATCCATGTGAAATTACCGGTCTCAGGCTCGTAATGCAGCAACTCACGAAGACGCTGTGCGCTAAGATTTGATGTGCTCATGCTGTCGTTTCCCTCAAACGATGGTTTGTGAAGTGGCCCACTGGTGTTGGTAGCACCAGTGGGTTGCGCCATCTTAAACCATTATCTTTTTGTTACCCAAGGAGGCGAGGCCTTGGCCGGTGCAGACGATGCTGCCGGAGCTGCAGCCGGTGCAGCGGCCTGGAAGGTGGGCGCAGCGCCACCGTTGATGGCGCGGTAACCCTTGACCTCGTTGCTGGCATCGTAGGTCTTGCCAGTCTTCTCGTCGGTGCGCTTGTCGCGGATCGCCAGCTTGATGTTGACGTGGCCACCGATGAGCTGATCGGTGTCGTTGACCTTGGCCAGGCCGATGGCGCGCATGATGTCGCCAAGCTGCTGGCGGCCAATCTCCTCGGCCTTGGCGCTCGCGTTCTTGATGTTGAGGTTTGAGAAGATCACACGGCCCTGGTGGCTCGGCCCGGTGATGTCCAGGCGCAGCTTGATGTACTGGCCGGTGCCATCATTCGTCGGCTTGAGTTCAGCTTGGGTGATGGTCGCGTTATAGAAACCCTCCGGCAGCGGATCGTATGTGCCGCCATTGCCTTGGGGAAGTTCGTTCGAGTCAAAAGTTTGTCCGAGAAAAGCCATGATTTACTCCTTGGTGGTTGTGGTTTCAATGGTGAAAGAAGGGCGGCCAGGCTTGGCCGTGATTGCTGCTGCTAGCGGCTTGGTGATGGCCTCATCGGTGGATTTCCAGATGGCCATGTTGATCTCCGGCTTCCAGCGAAACAGCGTCGAAAGGTGATCGGTTAGGCCAAACTCAGCGGCCAGCTCCTGCACCTTGTCGGCGTCAACCTTGCGGTCGATACGACCGACGACCTTGACCTTAAAGCCATCAAGCGCCAGGGTCTCGGTGCCTTCGACATCGTCACGAATGCTGGCGGCCTTGCGCATCGCATCCTCCAGGTCGCGGCGCTTCTCGATGGCCACGCGCTCGGCCTCTTTGGCCTCTAGCCATTCGGCTGCCATCTGCTCCATCGTTTTCATGCCTTGCCTCCAATCTTTGCAAACACAGCGCTCAGGTCCAGCGCTTCCCACATGTCCAGCTTGCCGCTGCGGTCCTTGGCAAGCCACAGGCCGTCGCTGTCGCACATTAGGGCGCGCTGGGTGTTCCCCTCGCCATCCTTCTCGACACGCAGCGCCAGCACCTCGTCGAAGAAGTACGGCAGCGCCTGGCCGGTTTTGTTGCCGGGCATCGATGGCGCATACAGCACCCGGCCCATCTCGTCCTGCGTCTTCTCCAGCTTGGCGCTCATGTAGACGTGGCGGCCAGGCAGATCGCGGAAGGCGCGAATGATGTCGGCCATCTGCTCCTGCATCGCACCGTAAGCCTGGCGTGGGTCTTTGGTCGCCTTTTTCTCAGTGTTGAGCACCACCTCAGCGATCTCGCTGATGGAGTCGAGCGCCACCGACTTGTATGCCTTGGCGTCGTCCGACTCGGTCAGCCACTTGTAGGCCTCCTGCAGATCGGTCATCGATGCGATCTCGATGAAGGGCAGGTCTGCGTCCTGGATGGACATCAGGCCGCCTTCAGCCGACAGCACGATGGGACTGGGGAGGGTCTTGATCAGCGAGGTCTTACCAGCGCCGGCCTGGCCATAGACCAGGACTTTCACACCGTTGGCAGCCAAGCTGCCGGTGGTCTTCACGTTGATTGCCATGTTGGCTCTCCTTCTTGGGTTGCTGCGCCTTCGGGCGATTCCTTTCGCGCAGTGGTTGCACTGTAGCATGAAACAATGTAGGATTGCAACACCCGAAAAAAGTTTTTTTATAGGAAACTAGAAAATGATGACTCTAGAGCAGATTCGCAATGCCTTGTCCGACAGGATGCCGGCCAAGGTTGCAGAGGCCACTGGCCTGCACTACA